GCGCCGCCGCCGATAAGTGCTGCCGTTACTGGCATGTTAGTACCCCTTTATCAGAACTTCATCCACCTTCGCCGGATCTTTCTCGTCGGTGGCGTGGATGCAATACCAAACACAATCTTCAATGGCTTTTATGCCATGTACCAAACCTGCTTTCACATCTACGCAAGCAGGCGCTTCAATAACTTCTATCTCATCGCCAATCAGCATGGCCACACGACCTCTAGCCAGAATAGACAAGTGGCTAAAGTCATGCGTGTGCTTCAAAATAGCTTGTCCTGCTTCTACACGCATCTCTTTGGCGTACATACCATCAGAGAAATGATGCGTAATCTGATGGTCTGGTAAGGTTTCGACAATCATGCTGTCCGCTTCCACATATAGACCGTAATGTACGGCTGGTAGTTTGCATTGGTGCCAGATGAACCTTCCGTTGAAACACTAGTAGCAACAGTAATTCCTGTTGTATTGCTATTAACTACAGACGCGTTTCCTGTTATAGAATTTGTGTACTGAACACTATTCCCGCCGCTAAAACTTTCGCCAATTTTTACTGTATGGCTGTGGCCAGGGTCAGTAACCGTAGATGTGGCAGTGTGCGTGTGGCTTACATTAACTGCATTTGCAGAACCACCCGTTTCTTCTGCTGTATCAAATAGCGAATTACCAGAATCAAAACCAACCATGACACGACCCGCGCCAAATGCGGTCCACGTACCAAACCCTAATAACGTACCAGGATTGGTGCTGCTAGTTGCATTGGTATAGATAGAGCCAACTGGGTAAAGTGACTGTTTTATTGCATCAACAACATCTTGCACAAACGCAGTGGTAGCTATCTTGGTGCTATCGTCAGACGTTGACTGCGTAACAGCTATCGTGCCTGTCGGAAGCGTAGGCGTGCCGGTAAACGTGGGGCTGGCAAGATCGGCTTTGGTCGCAACGGCAGTGGCGATATTGTTAAATTCGGTGTCAATCTCCGTGCCTTTAACAATCTTAGCCGCGTTACCAGACGCCAATGCGTCTTTGGCCGCGAAGTCCGTACTCTTTACATAGTTACTCACGTTACTCTCCCGTTTTTCGACAGAATCTCAATTTTTTGAATCGACAACGGCGAAGAATTGATGTCAGCTTCGTAGCCCGTTTGAACAATACGGCCAGTGCCCGTACCTTGCGCATATAGCGTCTGTAGTGCAATACCATCAGCATACTCCGCAACAGGAACCCCATTAGCGCCATATTCAGCAATGCCATATTCCGACACGCTTTGTGTAGGAATTTGCGTGTTTTGCGACAAATAGTTTTCGTTAAAATCAAAACCCCACTTAATGGTGATGTATTGATTTGTGCCACCAATCACAATCACACCAATGCGTTTTAGTATGGATGTGACGCTTTGATCACCTAAGTCACTATGATTCGTGTAGTACTGAAATCGATACTCAGCTGTATCATCCAGATACGTGCCGTATTTACCAATGTAGCCAGTTTGGCCTAAGAGCAAATCACCATTGCGACGCGACAACAAAGCCGACGGCGTAATCGACGTCCATTGCGTCACTCGCGCAGATCCGTCAGGCAAGTAGCCACGCGTATCAAACACGTAGACAGACTGATTGGTCGGCAACGTCAGCAGGTAAAATGCATTGATTTCCGAGTACACGGCCTTAATATTAGCCAGCGTTTCACCTGCAACAATGCCGATTAAGTCGTTTCGCACGTTCTTGCTGATATCACGGAACGGCGCTGATTTTTCTTGGATCGTTCGCATCAGTGATCGCACGCCGCTGTTAGACAAAAAGAAAACGTCAGTCGCAGTAGGTTGGATCGAGTCGCGCGCGATACAGCCAATGCCGACCACCGTATCGCTTAGCGACATCGTTGCCGGTGCTGTCGCGCCTTGGTAAACCAATATCTGGCGCTTACCAAAGATAATCAAGAAATTGTTGTGCGCAGCTAAACCGACAATCTCGTCAGGCCCAGCAGGCCATACGTTGTTCACATTCAACGTGCCGGAGGTGCCGCCCGAGTAAATATGGCCAGCCAGCAAATCAGAGAACGTCAGTGTTTGCTTGTCCGCCGCAGTGCTGGCAATCCACAGACGACCGTAAGCTGATATGACAACATTGCCCGACGGCACCGTGCCGGCGTAGCCTGTCTTCTCACTGACGCGGCGGTACGTGGTCGTGCTAACAGCTGGATCGTAAATCAGCGGGTCATGGCCTGTCTGGAAGAAATACGTAATGCCATTAAGCGACGCGCACTGCCAGTTGTTGGCTGTGATGGTCGGGGCGGTGCCCCCTCCCCCGTAGGTCAACTCGACAACTGCATTGCTGCCGTCGAGCTTAAAAATCTTGTTGTTGCCGGCGAACAGAATAGTGTACGTACCGTCAGCCACCACCAACTCATGGATGACGCCCACATCATTGGCGCCTAGATTGCCAGAGCTGCTGTTGACTTTAGCCCAACCCTCTCTCGCGCCTACCCGGCCATACTGATCGATAACGCAATTTGTCGCCACCAAAGCAAACCCCGCGTTCAAATCGAGCGGCGAATCTTGGGTGTTCAGGCCGTAAAAGCCTGGCGCCGAGATCGTATCGATGCGCAGTGGCTGGCTCATGAGGCGTAGAACTCCTGCATTTCTGGGAACCGCGTGGCTTCCAAAGCAATGTAATCCGACAGCATGGTCTTATACAGCGCGTAGGCTTCCGAAGAGTTCAGACCGCCGTCTTCGCCGCGCTCAACCAAGGCGCGGGCGTAAGCGTTTTGCGCTACCAACACATCCGGCACCAACACCGATGTGGAGTCCGACGATAGCGCAGCTTGTGGAACCGACAGGAAAAACTTGATGGTGTAGACGCCGTTAGGACGACCCCACAGCTGCACCTTGGCGTCGCCGTTGCCGTCCACGCCCTCAAAGCAGTATTCGGTAGGGACAGCGGTCACTTGTGGCTGCAGGTTCTGCTTGCGCCGCATCTCGCCCACAGGAATGACTTCCATGACGACATTGCTGGTGGTGTTTAGTGGATCGCTGGTAACGCGGAACTTCTGACCTGCGCCGGTCAACGAGTATTCGTACGTAGCGGATGTCGTAGTAAAAGTGATTTCTTGGCCTAGCGCATTCCAATCGTAGGCGTCCTCAATCTGGCGTTTGGCATCATTGACAAACTTACCGATCAAGGAAGAATAGCTAGTCAGGCCAACGGTTGTGACCTGTTGTTCCCGCAAGCGGGCTAACACATCGTTGACGAGTTCTAAGTAGGTCATTTGCTTTTCGCCTTATTCCTTGCGGAGATAGCTTTAGCTTTTACCTTTGCATCTGCCTTGGATGTAGCGCCCCAAGCGTTTAAGGACAACAGCAGCCGGGTAGGCTTACCGTCTACACGCTCCGGACCGGGCATATTGCCCATCCTGGCAAGAAAAGAAGCTCGTCGTGGGTTGTCGCCGGATTTCACCGGCGCTTTGAGGTTTCCCCCAGTTGCTGCATTATAAGACTCCCGGCCTTTGGCATTCAAGCCGCCTTTTGCATTTTGACCGGCTTTTCTTTGCCAAGCGGGTGTTTTCATTTCTTCCTCGCTGCCCTCATGTTGTCGATCAAATTCGGATAGGGCCGTCCAGCTGCCTTGGCCATACGCTTGGCCGACGCCTTTTTCGCTGGGGTCAAGGGTTTAGACTCACCCAGCTTTTTAGGCCGTTTGGCCTCCCAGACCGGCTTCACTTTTTGGCCCTATTGGTGGCAGTACGCTGACCGCGCTGGGGTTTGGACATTCCAGCTTCTGACAACGCAATCGCAATCGCCTGCTTGCGGGATTTAACCACGGGGCCGCCTTTGCCGGAGTGCAGACTACCAGCCTTGTATTCCGACATAACTTTACCAACCTTCTTTTGACCTTTGCTCATCTTCATGATCATTCCTTTGTGATGGGACCGCCGGATTTCCACGCGTCGCAGGTACGGTTAGACGCACAGGTGAACTGAAACAGGTCGCAATAGCCCAGATCGGCAGCAACGACAAACTCTTCGTCGTAAGACAGCTCGTTCTTGCCTTCGTCTTTTTCCAAACCCCCAACAATGCACTGCATCATGGCTGGCGTCTGGATAAATGCGGCGCAGTTGCCGCAACGCAAACTTTTTACCGCCGATGTCGGCGCGTTGTACATCTTGGCTTTTTTTAGCCAAAAATACTCGTTTGGTTCGTCTGGGTTCGGCGGTCCATAGCCATATTCTTTGAAGGCGTGGTTACGGTTCTTCAAATTGACATGCACGTCTTGTGTTGCCACAGGACATTTTTTGCCGCCTAGCAGACCAATTTTCATCTGAAAAATACCCTGTCCGCAACAAAAGTCAGCACGCCGCCCAATGCGGACGCGATCGTCATACCCATCCAAAAGCCGCCTTTGGACTTATTAGCCATTTCCAGCAGTTGTTTGACATCGTTGCGCAAAGCGTGGATCTCTGACTGCATGAGTTCTACTTGCGCTTCTAATTTGCCAAACTCTCTTGGGTCAATTTCCGACATTTTCCATCTTCCTTGGCCGCCCCTGCCGTTTTGCTGGTGGGGATAGGGTTACCAGACTAGCCGCTTCGCTGTGTATATCCTCAGGTAAATCGACACGGATGTAGCCTTGATGGCCCTTCATGCTGTCGATGTCGTGCTGCAAAGTAAACGTGACCGTCTGGCCACTGGATAGACACTTAAAAGTTGCCATGAAACCTCCTGATGGCAAGACGGGGGCCAAAGCCCCCGGCTTTTACGCCAATGAACGTGCGACTACAAGACGAAGTGTGGACGACGCCAGATCAACGGTGCCGCCGGTTTCGTTTTGGAACCGGATACTAACGGTGTCTGCTGCGCTGACATAGCCTGTGACGATAAGACCCGCCACATCCACTGCCAGAGAAGCCGACAAAACCATGTCACCGAGTGCCACACCAGGAACAGCTACGGTATCGGTGTCACCAGCGCCGTCAGACAAGCTGTCAGCGTTGAGAGTGGCACGAACCAGCCAGGTGCTAGTGTAAAGACCGCGAAACTGGTCATTGCCAGCGCGGACGACGACGGATGTTGCATTTGCCATGATGTTCTCCTAATTAGGTTAAAAACCCCCGGCCTAAGCCGGGGAGTTTAATTAGGCTGGAACAGCCAGTGCAAAGGCCGAGGACGATGTTGCAGCGCCGACGGTTGCAGCAGTACGCATTGCCTTGACACCGTAGAGCATGTCAGAGGTGAACAGCGTGCCCAGGTATTCCTGCTTGTACTGGGTCTGCGAACGAACGCCCATCTGCTCAACCAGCACCATCGACTCCTTGTGACCCATCAGGCAGATACGGTCAGCGCCCGTGTTACCAGCACCGAAGTCGGCGTTGGAAGTGACGAACACAGGGATACCGTACAGGTTGCCGATTTCACCGTTACGGATGGCGCTGCCGTCACCGACAAATGCCTGTTCGGTGTAGCGAGCCAGACCCATCAGGGTGTTACGGCTGGAGGGTGGGATGATAAAGAAGCGGCCATCCATCGGGGTGTCGTTGTCGTCCAGACGCTGGATGGTGCGACGGATCGCAGCATCGGTCAGGGCAGCAGCGTTGGAGGTCGTGCTGTTATAAGCAGTCGTACCGTCCGAGCCGATGTAGGCTTTGGTTGCGGTGTTGCTGGTTGCGTAGTCGTCGGTGCCAATGGTGGCGCCATTGAATGCACGACCGAGTTGCACCAGATCGGTATCTACTTGGCGAGCCAGCGCATAGCCGGCGTCGTTGGTGTAGAACTGACGCAGTGAGTTCAGCGCCTGGGCTTCTACGATGTCTTCGATCAGACGGCTGTACTCGTAGTGCTTGTTGATCAGAATCTGGACTTCAGACTCAGTTGCAGCGATCAGCGTGACGGCATTGGTTGCCACTTTGGCCGAGGCGCTACCACGG